GACACTCATCCACGATGACGGTATCCCATACATATTCGTATCTGGAAAGATCCAGTTTACAAAGCGTCTGAGCTGTCGCGAAGGTCATATGGCTGCCGATCATCACCTTCCCAGCTGTGATCTTTCCCAGGGTGCTCTTCGGGAAGTACTGTGCTGCACGCTCATAGGACTGATTCAGAAGGTCTTGGGTATGTGTGACCCATAAGGTCTTCCCGCTAAGTTCCGCGGCCAGTGCAATTCCCATCTGTGTTTTTCCGGATCCGCAAGGTGCCTGCAGAATCCCGCAGCTCTGTTCCTTCATCGCATCCACCGCCGGTCTCTGGTAGTCATACAGCGGCAGCTCTCCATCGTACTGAACATGTGCCGGGTCTGCAAGATGGATCTCAATCGGGTCCTGCTCCGTTAAAAACTTCCGGATCTCCTTTCCGATCCCGGTCGGAACCACCAGATCCTGACCATCGACCCGGAACAGCCACAGGTATTCCGGCGTCTTTCCGGTCCAGAGTCCCCGGCGCATCCGGTCATCATACTCCGGGTTCCGGATCACAAGATTCTCATCACACCACTTTTTAAGCTGTGGAGTTGGATCTTTGATGCGGATCTCAGCGCCAATCTGTATGATCAATTGTCTCATCTCCTGTCTCTGAATCGTTTAATTCCTGAAGCCAGTCATTCAGCGTTCTACCGTATCGTGTCATAGCCACGCGCGGAATCGACCGGACTCCCCTATCCTGTAAATCTTTCAGAACCTGATAGTCAACCAGAAAGATCACTTCCGGATCATATCTGACTGCAAACATCCCGCGGCTGTTTCCGGTCAGGTGAAACAAATACATTGCATTGTACTGGTTCTCCTCCACCCTGCTTAGCTGAAATGCACCGGCACAGTCTTTGCAGTCAAAGAGATATGTTTTTCCGTTCCTGGCTGCGATCACATCACAAGGCTGCCCGTTTTTATTGTCCTGAAATCGATGCACCCAGAACCGGTTCTTTGCCAGTTTCCCGGCAAATTCACGCTCAAACATTGTGCCGGCTGATTTATTGCTCATTTTCATTGTTTTCATCCCCTCATAGCTGCGGTCTTACCATTTTCCGGAAATGTCTTTCCCGAATCTTACCTGAAAAATGCCCGCAAGCCCTTATTTTACTTAGGGTCTTACTGTCTTACCTAAAAACCCGGATAATAAGTCTATATTTTTATAAGAGAAAAAAATAATGACGTTTTTTTCCTCGCGTCACGAGACTATATAACAGGTAAGACCGGTAAGACAGGTAAGACCTTATTAAAAAAGCCAGTGTTTATGCGGCTTCAAGGGTCTTACCAAGGTCTTACCTTTTAGAAATCAGGTAAGACCTTTTAGTCAAAAGGCAGTGTCTCCTGCTCATAATTTTCGACTTGCACAAACCCATCTTTGTCCGTAGTATCGTCATCCTCTGGCAGGTTGAATTTGATGTAGCTCGATTTGATTCCATATACCTTCGTCTGATGTACCATCTTCCCTTGCGAATTGCGCACCAGATAACCTTTCTCTGCCCATTTTCGGCTTACTGCCGTATAGTCGAATCCATTCTGATCCAGAAAACTTAAAAGTACATCACGGTTCACGATCAGCTTCCCGCCATCGATCTTTCCCCAGACCTCGCCCTTATTCAGCGAGTTTTCGGCTTTCGGATCTTCAAAACGGATCTGGTACTTTGCAACCCAGTTCAACACCTGCTGATATGCGCGCTCAGCAATATCCACATCAAGTGCACTCTGCAGGTACTGCTTTACCTGAACAATCTGCAGCGGCTGCTCTGCCGTAAAAAAGAGCTTCACCGCAATCTCATCTGCCAACAGCATGCAGGCCATAGCCATAGCCTGCTTGTCCGTAGTGTCCAGCTTACAGAGTTCCTCAAAGATTTCTCTGTAACGGTCCATGATTTTGCAGGTTTCTGTCTCCTGTATGTACTCCACAAACTTTCTTCCGGCAAAGCCATAATTCTCCTGCACCATGCTGCTCACATAATGGCCGTCTGTCACCAGTGGACCGTCTATTGCGATCTCGATAACACGGTTTTTTGAACCACCTCCGGAGTTCACCTTCGTGATCGGTTCCTCGCCGGTAAAGATAAAACTGTTCTTCCAGGTCTTGGTATCCTCTACACCGCCATAAGCCTTCGCTCGGCCGCGATCCACGCCCTCTGTGATCTGGTAGATCAGCTGGTCAAAATTTCCCTGCCATTTGTCCTTGATGGTCTGCAGCTCATCTCCCGCAAAAGGGATGCTGCATAAAAAAGCTGCATTACGCATAATGGCATTCTTGGTCATGTTCATGGTCTTTACCAGACCGCCCATCCGCGGGTTCCCCCAGATGGACATTGCCACCATAAGCGCCACCGTCTTTCCTGTTCCGGTCGTTCCCCACAAGTGCAGCACAAACGGCAGTACCTTAAGCGGCTCCAGAAGCACAGAAGCGAAGCTTGCTGCCATCATCATGCGCAGGGGTATATTCTTCCTGAGATCACTGCAAAGCTTCTTCCAGACGTCAAAATCGCCCTTTTCAGACACATTTTTAAAGATCGCCTCGAAATCCATTCCCCCCTCGTACCGGATATCTTTCTCATACGGGGTAAAGGCTGCACCGACCCATCCCAAACGGTTAATGGATTTCTTCGGTTCCAGAGCGACAGGATTGTAACCTACGCAGTCACTGATATAACGCACCAGACTCTTCGCATTGTCGGAAGTAACCTCAATGCCATATTGGGACAGCACGTCCACAATTTTGTTGCTATTGGCGCAAACAGACCGGTCTACCGTAATATGCTGCCAAGACGCTGACTTGAAGTAGGCAAGCGTGATCCTTTCCTCCGATGTATCCACGTTTTTAAGGATCTCGATCGGCATAATCGGATGACTGCACGCAATCACCGGAATCGGCTGCATATTCTTATCGTACCGGATCGTTTTCACGCCCATATCGGTAGCGCTCCATTCTGCACAGATCAGTTCCAGCGGCTGATCGGTAAAAGCCGTTTTGTTGCCGGTCTGGCGCATCCGCTGAATATAGTCAAGCTGGAACTGCTTCAACAGATTGTTAAACTCCGTGCTGCGCTTTAAGATCTTGGCTTCGTTCCGCAATGCCTCAATATACTTCTGCCGTTCCACATTGTCCTCAATCTCAAAGATCCGGTAAAAGATTTCATCCGGAAATGGACTCTGCCGCTCCAGCTTAGCTATACCAGTCAGTAACTCTTCGTTCGACTTTTCCAATTTCACTCACCGCCTTCTTGTCTGCGTATACCTGTTCCGGACACTGCTCCAGACATTCAAGCAGGTAGTCCACATACGATAAATTGCCCAGCCCCTCCCAGAAATGCCTGTCCTGCGTTCTGACCGCCTCGCACAGGAGACTTCGGTACACCATTAGCCATTTCCTCGCATATCGGATAAACTCGTCTTTCTCGCGCCTGTAGCGCTTCTTTTTCTCTGCTTCACGTTTCTCCCGATATGAGACCGGCTCCTCAATGGGAATCCCAAAGGCCTGCGCCAGCTCCTTAGCTGCATCATAATTATTTACGCCGAGGTATCTTGCCACAAACTTGACCTGATCCCCACCGGATCCACATGCAAAACAGTAATATCCTTTTCCATCCGGATAGATCTTCATGGATGGATGCTGGTCCTTATGGAACGGGCACAGGCATTTATCCTTTATGACACGCAGGCCGCAATACTCTACGGCCTGCTGCATCGTTACTGATTCCTTAACTTTCCGGTACAGTTCCGGATCATAAGAACGGGATTCCCTCATCTCCGGCTCCTTCCGGAATATTCATAAAACCATTGCCGTCCACCATAGACGGCGGCGCCGCATTTGCCTGTGCCTGCTGGCTTCCGGCTCCCGGTCCTTCCGGAAGAAGCTCGTCCTCCGGAACCTCTGCCTCTGAAAGTCCTGCCAGACTGCGGATCTGCCACAGCTCCGTAACGATCGGACGGTTTCCGTTCTCGGCTTCATACTGTCTGCGACGGAAGATTCCACCAAATTTCTTGCCGTTCAGCGTTTTCTCGTTGTCATCTTTGTCCCACTGGAATGTAAAGTTGTTTGAACGTTCGATTGAGGTAATAATACCCTTAAACCAGGAAAGTCCCTTGCCTTCCATGTTCTGTTTAAACACGCCACGCCACTTCGCTCCGGAAGGATTCTGTGATTTGTCATTATCAAACATCTTCTGGTAGAAGCCCTTCTGATCACCCTCTGCAATGTCATACAGAATTACAAACTGCTCGTTTCCGTTCTTGGACTTCTGTGTCGCAACCCGCTTGATCACGCACACATACTTTCCTTTCGGCAGCTGCTGGAACTCCCCAGTATAAGCTGCCGCCTCATCATATCCTGTTGGTTTCTTAATCATTCCTGCTTGTCCTCCTTGGCTTTATACTTCTCCCATCCATAGAAATCACGGATGGTGTCATCCACTAACTTCAGGTTATTTTCGATTTCTGGGCTCTCAAACATATCCTCCGGCGTCTTCGTAATATCGGATCCATCCGTAACTGTCCGGAAGAAATGCGTCCCGTTTTCACTCATGCAGCGAATGCAGATCGTCACCATGCCCTCCAGACAAACCTTGCGGTCCAACTGCTTTCCAATGGTTCTAAGACGGGAGACACCGAAGTCATCCGTGTCCTCATGGAAAATGATGTATACGATCTTTTCCGGATCCTTTACCTCATCCTTGATTCTCTTGACAAGACCATACATGGCATCTGCAATATCGTCATACATCTCAAAAGATGCATTGCCTTTTTTATTCCGGTGTTGGGACATGAACAGGTGCGTCATAATATACCCGGCGTCATCGATCACGAAGACTTTCTCTGGATTCTGGTTGATTGTTGCGATAATCTTTCCAATGTCATCGCTGGCTCCCATTTTCCGGAAACGCTTGCGGAACGGCAGCGCCTTTCTTTCCGTGTTAAACAGTACAACTTCATCCTCTGCGAAGAACTTTAAGCTCCGGCTCTTTCCGCTTCCGGACTTTCCATAGATCAAAACTGGTAATCCCATAACTCCTCCTCTAATACGGAATGACTTCTTCTCTTTCGTTGAAGAAATCCAACGATTCTAACAATGGTAAAAATTCATTTCTTGTCTTTTCCGGCATTGGCTCTGCGGCCACCCAATAGATCATCATATCGTTTTTGAAATAGAGGACCGTACCGTTTCTGACACTCGGGTTCGGCGGCATCAGCTCACCTTCCGTTTTGTCCAGGTCGCTGGGGGAAATCATCGGTTCCACATGCCGGCGCTCAATTGCGACGCATGCATGTGTCTGCTTGACCTGATAGAACGCATATTCGTGCGCAAACAACCGTACATTTACGCCGGTTTTAACTGCCACATCCTTCGCAGCCATCCATTCATCGTACGGATCCACCGGGTCCAGATCCGGCGCCCGCTTAAGCCCATGCTCATCGATGTTGTACAAATACGCCTCACCCTCTTCCGGGAGATCTCCGATCAGCTCAATCACAGCTGCCTTAAACTTGTTTGAGAGATACTGCAGCTCTGTGGCAACGCCCCATTTTTCCGTGTATACCAAAAACCACTCTCCTGTATTACCCACGATCAGTCCGGAGCTCTTCAGGGCATCTTTCATGATTCTTTTCAATTCACCGATTTTCAGAAACATCGTCGTTTCCCTCCTCGTACTTTCTCTTATAAGCATCAATGCCGTACCGGATATACTCCAGTACGATATCCATCTCGTCAAAGGATAAATGCCATACACCTGTTGTCATAATCTTGACTGCCTTCGCTGCTACTTCCATAAGCAGCTGCATGCGAAACGGTCCAATACTTTCCCGGTCCATCAGCGGATCCTCAGGCTTTCGCCGCGCGGCTCCAGATGTGCCCACTCAACCGGCTGCTCTTCCAGGAGTTTCCGGATTTTCATGTTATCCGGAATCGGCGGCTGCTGGATCAGGTAACGGCCCGGAATGTCCTCAAGCTCTCCAGTGATTACCAGCGGTTCCAGCCCGCCATTCTTCTGAATGCTGAAGGAAAACAGCGGTGTTTTGAACTTCATCTTTCCGGTATAACGCATATTGGCTTCCAGAGTATCCTTCAGCCACTTCTGTCTCTCTTCGAGGGCTTTTCTTCTGCCGGAAAGTCTCTGCTCTTCGTCCTTCAGCGCCTTGATGCTGGCATCCATTGTACGGATGATCTTCGCATAGTTATCTGCCTTATCCTCAAAGTCCATGTTGATCATCTCTAAGGTGTCCTGTACCGTCTCCTGATCAACCGTATCATCGTAAAGCATGTCCTCCAGTGTCATGAGCTCTTCTGAGATCTCATATAATTTAAATCCACTCATTCCTTTTTCCCCTTCAGCTCTTCCATTATTTCATCTGTAATCGCACACGCACTCTCCTTAATTGCCTGGTTGACCGCATTATCTATACGCTTGGCAAGTTCTGCCATTGCCGCCACATAGCCAGGCTTGGTTTTATACACCGATCCAAAGAAACTGACAATCCATTTCGCGACATTATTCGGGAGATCCTGCACGCATGTATTTCCTGTTCCGATCGCGCACGCTTTATAAGTTGTGCTGTCCTCAGTTTTCTCTTCTTCGGTAATCATAAGCCCCATGAAGAACTCGCCTGTAATCTCATTCTTGCATCTGTCATCCTCAATCGTTACTTTTACCATCTTGATTTTCTCCTCTTTCTCCTCTAAAATAGAGGTGTAAACTTTTTACATGTGATCCCCTCGGAGTTGCCGCTCCGCTATGGGGATCTTTTTATGCAATTCCAGCCATGCGGGCCAGAACATATATCATGCCGCCGCAGGTCACACACTCAACAATGCGACATATTTTTTCCATCACTTCAAATAGTGTCGGCTGCTGCTTGTCCTGATCGTAGGACTCCTCGAGTTCCGGATCCTCTTCGTACATTTCGGACACCGATACTCGTCTCGGATCACTGCGAACCGGGATATATTCCAGATCCGGTTGCATCGCTGACAGAGTGCCTGTCGTCCCCTCATTGTTCTCATGCATCTGTTTCACCTCCTCTCATTTCTGAATTTTCAGTATCCGGATCCATAACCGGATACTGTTCGATAAAATGTTCGAGATCTTTTCCACGAACTTTGATAGCCCCCAGACGTAATCCAGGAAGTTTCTTTGCCCCGATCAGACGATATACCGCCTGGGAATTAGTCCGCAGAATCTTTGCCACCTCTTTTACGGTGTATATAGGCTCATACTCTTTCACCATGTTCTTCACTCCTTTTACGTTTACTGGCATCGAATTTACTCTTTCACAAGATCCGCAACTTTAACACCGATTACATTAGCAATCTTTTTCAGAGTATCTATATTCGGACTTACTTTCCCGTCTTTCCATCTGCTGATACATCCGGAGCCGAGTTCTGCAACCGTCTCTATTTCTTGAAAGGTGATATGCTTTTCTTTACAGATGTTTTTTAAATTATCATAGACCATTTCTTTATTTTCCTTTCTCGTTCGTCTTTGTAAAGTTGCGATAAATAACAAATTTATATTGATTTATTTTGCGATTTATAGTAAAATAAAGTCACCACAACAATATTTACAAACGCTATATCTTTTTACTATTGCTATTTATCGCAACTTGTATCTTTATTATACGCGATTTATGGCAACTGTCAAGGGTTATTTGCGTTTTTTCGCAATTTTTTTGAAAGGCAGCCATATGAGTATAAAAGAAAGAATCCAATCCTTATGTAAAGAAACCGGAATCACCAGTAAAGAACTTGAATCACAGCTGGAGTTTGGAAAAGGGTACATTAGCAAAATAGATAAATCTGCTCCGAACACCTCAAAGATTCAAAAAATAGCTAACTATTTTAATGTTACCGTAGATTATTTGATGACTGGCAATGAGGGGATAAAAGAAAAGTCTCCAGAACTGACCGCCCGAGATGAGAGAGATATCACGAAAGCCCTCAACCAGATTATGGACCAAATGCAAAAAGGCGAGGACGGACCTCTTTATTATAATGGAGAAGAAATTGATGACACATCCATGAACCTAATCCGGAATGCGGTCGAGTATGCCCTAAGAGAAACCAAGAAAGAAAATAAAGTTAAATATAACCCGACTAAGAATAAGAAGTAGGTGGTACGATTTGGAAACAATCGATCATAAGATATGCCGACTGATCCGGTACTATGAACGCATTGTCGGGACCCGAGATCCTATCGCCATTGCAAAATTCGCTGATATCGGAATTGCAATTATGCCTCTCGGTGATGTTGCCGGATACTATATGTTATTGAAGCGAAAACAATGGATTTTTGTAAATGAAGATATTTCAACAGACGATCCAATGTATCGAGTTGTCATTGCTCATGAACTTGGGCATGCTCTTTTACATAGAAAAGAAAACTGTGCATTTCTTCAGAATCACACCCTCCTGCTCACGTCGGGCATTGAACGGGAGGCGAACCAATTTGCAGCGGAACTTTTAATCTCAGACGATATGCTGCAGAATTATTCTGGACACACAAGTGATCAGTTCTGTGCCTGCACTGGCTATCCAAAGGAGTTGCTAAAACTCAAACTTTTATAATGTGGGAGGATACTATTAAAGACTATGACCATTTTACTGCGGCATTATTGGATTTTGCCAATGATCCGTTATTTGCGGATAACGCATGGATTTTCCGTTTCCTTGGAGAATTGGAATTAGAACTGGATCACAAACAACAAGCTTTAAGTTATTTTGAAAAAGCTTTAAATTTAAATTCTGGTGTCGGGGTCAAACGAATTGCCACCAAATTAAGGAAAGAGCTTTCAGAATAGTAGATGAAAAAACCGCCCGGTGTTGGCGCACCGAACGGCTTTACATAGATTTTCTCTTGCCGGATGCTCCGGAAAGATATAATCAACTTTGTATGTGAATTATATCATTTTTCCGAGCACCCTGCAAGGGGTGTATTTTTTGTACCTAAATTTAGGAAGGAGAATGATATATGGGACAATTACGAACAAGAAAACGTGGATCAACATGGCAGTACAGCTTCGAGGCAGCTCCGATCGACGGCAAACGTAAATCTATATCCAAAGGAGGATTTCGAACCAAGGCAGAAGCTTTAGCCGCCGGAGCTCTTGCTCTCAGTGAGTATAATGCATCCGGCCAGTCCTTCACCCCATCAGATATCAGCGTCGCTGATTTTCTGGATTACTGGCTCGATCATTATTGCAAAATGAATCTCAAATACAATACACAGCTCGGATACCTGCAGGTTATTGAAACTCATCTCAAACCACGCTTTGGTCAATACCGTTTGAAGTCATTAGCTACCGCTACGATTCAGGATTATATTGATAAGCTGAAGGTATATGGAATGGCACGTACTACCATAACGAATATTCTTTCCGTTTTGTCCGGCGCCTACGAGTACGCGATCGAACCGATGAAGTTTGTACGCGAGAATCCATGCTCCAGGGTACGGATTCCTAAATTTGAAAAACGATCCAGCGACCGCGTGATCATTCGCCCAGAAGATTTCAACAAGATCTTGGAGCGTTTTCCTCAAGAAAGCCAGTTTCATCTTCCATTGATGATTGGGTACTATACCGGGCTTAGAATTGGTGAAGTCTTTGCGCTCACATGGGATGATATTGATTTTGAAAATCGTACACTTTCAGTCCGACACAATATTGTAAAACGTAACTACGGTGTTGATGTCCGGAAAGTACTGAAGGAAAAGGGAAAGAAAGAAGAAAAATCAGCCTGGTACTTCAGTACTCCAAAGACGGAGTCATCCGTACGGACGATTAAATTTGGTGATACACTCTATGCAGCACTGAAATATGCTTTAACGGTCCAGAAAAAGAACCGCCTGATCTACGGGGAATATTACACAGAACACTATATGAAAGCTGAAAAAGATGAGAAGGGAGATACCATATATCGAATCATTCCGGTCGAACGAAATATTCCCTGTACTTTGCCACGCGTTGATATGGTATGCGTACGTGAAAACGGAGAATACGTCAGTAGCGATTCCTTTAAATTCTGTGCAAGGATCATTCACCACGAACTACACATGGAATTTAATTTCCATTCACTCCGGCACACACATGCCACCATGCTGATAGAAAATGGCGCCAATATCAAAGATGTCCAAGCCAGACTGGGACATTCTGATATCAGCACCACTTTACAGATCTACACTCACGCCACCGAGAAAATGGCCACCGAAAGCGTTGCTATTTTCGAAAAAGCAGCGAACACTTGACAACATCTCAAAAAAGCGTTGTCAAATCGTAGTCAAATGGCACTTTTCGGACGTTTGAAATGCCCGAAAAAACTTATTTTATGCGGGTTAAGCGGCAAATAGTCTCGACTATTGTTTCATTTTCCA